CATTTAGTGCGCTTCCAAACTACTCCTTTTGGCATAAATCTTGCTCCTGGCGATTACATCAAAGTGATTACACAAGCCAGCCCATATTCTGCAGCAAATAATGGCGTCATTGATGGAGCGGGCGATATTACGTCTGCAATCGAGCTATTGGATGGCAACTATTCAATTGTGTACTGGACGCAAACCAATGAGGAAACAAAAACCGCGACCTTAACCGTTGCGGGCGGGAAGGCAGTACAGCCTACGCTTTGGAACTCTATTTTTACAGTCAACAACGCATCTGTATCAAGCAACGTTTACATGGTAGAGCAATTAACACTTAATGAAGATGGGTTAGTGGACATTGTTGCCACTGAGTTTCCCTGCACAAAAGCAGACAACAGCTTGATTGCACTAGATTTAACCACAAGCCCCTTCAATACAGAGGGTTAACTATGCCGTTTCCAAGTCTTGTCCCGAGTTCACGCGACTACGACGGCGGCGACTTCCCCGTGCGCACGTACAAGTCGCAATCTGGCGTAGAGGCTCGCATCCTCTATGGCAGCCGCCGCACCGGCATGACGCTTTCGCTGTCGTTTGATAATGTCAGCGATGCGCAGGCTGAACAGTTTTTGGATCATTACGATGAAACCAAGGGTACCTATCTGACGTTCACGCTTCCGGCTGAGGTGTTCGCCGGTTGGAACGGCAATCGTGATGCTATTGATGCTGCAACTGGCAATGCTTGGCGTTACGAGGAGGCGCCTTCCGTGACAAATGTGCGGCCGAATGTCAGCACGGTTCAAGTTAGACTGATCGGGGTGCTCTAGGTTCGGTCATGGCAAAAACCTACACCGGCCGTGATGGGCGACTGTTGATCGACGGTATTGAGCAGATCAAGGTCACCAACTGGCAGCTCAGTGGATCGCTGGAGATGCTGGAAACCACCAGCCTCGGCGAGCTTCAACGCACCTATACCCCTGGCGTGCAAGAATTTAACGGCAGCGCCACGTTGCTGTATTACAACGACGGCACAGGGCGCAATGATGCCGCCACTGCGTTGAAGAAAGTGCTGCGCATCAATGGCGTGAACGATGGCGATACGGTTGATCTGCGGTTGCGTTTAGTGGAAGGCAATAGCAACCATGACGTGCGACTGACTGCATACATCACCAGCGTTAGCGTTGGCGCCAGTGTCGGTGAAGTCAGCTCTGCGCAGATCACCTTCCAAGGAACCGGTGCGCTCAGTGAGGTCACGATCTGATGGGTATCTATCTTGGCAACAATGGCCGAATAGAGTTGATCCGCAAGTCACTGGAAGGCGCGAAGGAATCAATCGTCAACCCAAGCGATGTCAACGCATCACGCAATCGCTTCAGTTTTGACTTTGATGAAGGGTTTTTGATCAGTGGTGATTTTATTGAGATCAGCACGACAGATGGCACTGATCTAGATTTCATTGATGCAACCGGCTGGGATGTTGGCAGCGTTCAAACTAGCGGCAACTGGTATGTCTTCATTGATGAGCTAGGTGGTATCAAGCTGTATGACAACTTCGACGACAGCCTAGAAGGCAGCACAGCTGGACTGATTTCGCTTGCTGCTATCGCCCGTGATATTCCAATCAAAGTGTCCGTGCGCGATAGGGATGTGCGGTTGCTTGCATCGGTTACCGATTACGAACTGAACACCAACCGCGAAACTGTAGACATCACCGCGCTGAGTGATCAATACCGGCAGCAATACAGTTCACTGATCAGCGGCAGCGGGCGCATCACGGCGCAATGGGACTACGTGAATGAAGTAGGGCAAGAGCCAGTTCACTATTTGATGCAGCTTGTGCTTCGCACCGAGATCGGCTCTAGCTTCCGCGCTAAGTTCTACATCAAAAGCCCGGACACGGATGCAGCAGGCGGTGCGTTCTCTGGCACGCAATTCAATGATGCGCTGTGGTGGGAGCTAGACGCACTCGTAACAAACAGCGCCACCAGCTTCACGCCAAGTGACGTGATCGTTTCCACGATTGATTTTGTAGCAACCGGCGCGATCAGGCTCAAAGCTCGTACAGCTGCGCAGCGCAAGTTGCTTCAGGAGTCCGGTGATCCGTTGCTGCTAGAGCAAGGCGGTTACCTGCTGCTGGAAAGTGGCGAGACTGCCTAAACTGAGATCAATAGAGAGGCTCTAGCATCGTGGCAGACCTGCGTATCAGTGAACTAGCGGCGCTGGCAGGTGCTGACCTTGCAGCCGGCGACTTGCTGGCAATTGCAGACATCAGCGCCAGTGAAAGCAAAAAGATCACGGTCACTGATTTCCTAGGCAATGCGGTCACGCTGATCGCTGATGCCACGATCCCCAATGCCAAGATCCTATTCAGCAGTGCCAGTATCCCTGGTTCTGCACTGCAGGCTGGTGCTGTTGATACCACACAGCTAGCAGATGATGGCGTCACTGCCGCCAAGCTGGCAGATGAGTCAAGCGTTGATCTGGTAACAGCACTGCCGGCATCCGGTGCATTTGTTGGCCAGATTGCACTTGATACGACTGATTACAAGTTCTATTGCTGGGATGGTTCGGTATGGCGTGATATCAAGGCATCCGGCTCCATCAACACCATCTCGGGCAGCACTGCTGGTGTTATCAATGTCGTCGTCTCAACTGCTGGCGATACGGTAAACGTATCTGCAACGCTGGATAACACTGCAGCAGCAGCGCAGTTCCTTGCTGGGCCGACATCTGCCGGTGGCGCTGTTGGTTATCGCGGCATCGTTGGCACTGATCTGCCAACACCAACGACATCAGCCAAAGGTGGCGTGATCGTCAATGGTCAAGGCGTGCGGATGAATGATGACACGCTGGAGATTGATAACGACGTTACCAGCAGCCCTTCGGTCTATTCCGTTGTCACCTACAACGAGAAAGGGCTGATCACTGATGGCCGCGCTGCAACAAGCGCTGATCTGCCAACAGCAACAAGTGGTGCAATTGGCGCTGTGCGTCCTGGCACTGGCCTTGCAATGGGCACTGCCGGTGCATTAAACCACTCCAATACCGTCGCTGCTAGCACGTCTACCAAGGTCACCTACGACGCGCAGGGGCACGTTACAGGTGGTGCGTCTCTGCTTGACACAGACATCCCAAGCTTACCGGCCAGTAAGATCACCACAGGCGCCTTCGGCACAGATCGCATCGCTGATGGTGCAATCACCGGCACTAGGCTTGCTAATAGCTCAACCGCGCTGTTCGGTGCTGAGCAGCCTGTTGCTGAATACACTGGTCAGCTGTACTTCAACAGCCTGTCGCGTGATATTTACATCTGGGATTCAAACGTTTGGCAGCCGATTGGTATTTCAATTGGTGAGATTGTCTTCGCTGGCACTTATGACGCCAACACCAATCAAGTCGCCAGTGTTACCAGTGATGGCACCGCTGTTGGCTTGACTGTTGGATCAGCATTGCCTGCTGCCGCTGCAGCAAACAATCGGTACTACCTTGTCGTTTCCGAAGGTGGCACCGGCACAGCACCTGCGCCGACCGTAGCGCTGGCGCCGCCTGACATCATCCTTTCCAATGGCAGCGCATGGGTTGAGATTGACGTATCGCAAACCTACACAAGTCAGACCGCTGCAAATGTTGCATTTTCGCCAGCAGGTGATGTCAGCGCCACGAATGTTCAAGCTGCTATTGAGGAGCTTGATTCCGAAAAAGTCGGCAGCGCAAGCCCAACACTGACGGGTAATGTCACGCTAGCGAGCGGTGACCTGATCTTTGAAGGATCAACCGCAGACGCGTTTGAGACGACACTGACCGTTACAGATCCAACTGCTGATCGCACGATTACGCTGCCGGACGTGACCGGCACAGTAATCACAACTGGCGACTCTGGTACGGTCACCAGCGCCATGATTGCGGATGGTGCCATCGTCAACGCTGACATCAACGCATCAGCGGCAATCGCCTACAGCAAGCTGGCTGCGCTGAGCAGTGGCAACATCATCATCGGCAGCATCAGCAACGTACCGACAGCTGTTGCAGTGACGGGTGATGTCACGATCAGCGACATTGGTGTTACGTCAATCGCTGCTGGCGTCATTGTCAACGCTGACATCAATGCAGCTGCTGCAATTGCTGACAGCAAACTGGCAACGATCAGCACCGCAGGCAAGGTCAGCGGTAGCGCCATCACCAGCGGCACGATTGGCGGTAGCACTGCGATCAATACCACCGGCACCATCACCACAACTGGGCAGACAACGCTGAAGGAGATCAAGGAAACAACCTTTACCCTGGCCACCAGCGGCAGCATCGCACTGGATCCCGCCAATGGCTCGATTCAAACCAGCGTGCTAACTGGTGCGCCGACATTTACCGATTCGCTAGAGGCTGGTCAGACAATCGTGCTGATGCTGGAAAACGGCGCAAGCTATACGGTCACTTGGCCGACGATCACATGGGTCAGCAGTGCTGGTAATGCACCGCCAACATTGACAGCAAAGGACACGCTTGTGTTCTGGAAAGTCAGCACCACCCTCTATGGCGCTTACGTCGGGAGCTACGTCTGATGCTGGGTAAATCACTGATCAAAGCAGCAACAGGAGCTGGTGGCGCTGCAGGTGCTGCGCTGTACATTGAAGATGTCTTCTCCACTTGGCTCTATACCGGCAACGGCAGCACGCAGACGATCACGAATGGGATTGATCTGGCGGGTGAAGGGG